TTTAATCGCAGGAGATATAAAATGAAAGAAATTTTATTACAGACTTACACCATAGTGTTGCCAATATTACTTGGCTATATAGTCTGGCTTCTGAAGCAACAGAAAAAAGACAAAGACGCCAATAGTAAAGGCACAATGTTGCTTTTGCGAGTACAGCTTATCGAATATCACGATAAGTATATGAAAATAGGCGAAATACCATCTTACGCCTATGATAATTTCGTCGAGATGTATAACGCATATCACGCTTTAGGCGGTAATGGGATGGTAACTAAGATGTATAACGAAATACAGGAAATTCACTTAAAGAATGGAGGCAAAGACTAATGGAAATTATGCAGGTATTAATCACAAACATGACAATCGTGTTAGCAATCATCGGGGCATTAGCTTTTATGGTGTCTGTAATTACGCAGGTAATTAAGGGCATCGGAGTATTCAATAAAGTGCCTACAGATATTGTAGTATTTGTCCTGTCAATCGGTATTACTGTAGTGACATTTGTTGCCTATATGCAGTATATTCAGATGACAATACTGTGGTATATGATTCTTGCGGCAATTATGGCAGGTTTTGTTGTAGCGTTCGTTTCGATGTATGGGTGGGAGAAGTTATCCGAATTATGGAAGCGATTTGGCAAGGATGTGAGGTAATATGCTTGACATTAATAAGCAGGCTATGAAGTATTCACTTCAAGGACAGACAGTAACTATCTATGAAAGAGATGATGACGACAATATCCTTTATGAGGGATATACCGACACAGAGGGTAACTTCATTCCTTATCTTGATGATGAGGGAAATAAGATACCTAAAGTCCTTGAAGAGAAAACAGGCTTTTCAGAGCCGGTCGATTTCAAAGCTAACATATCATTCAGCGGTGGAGAAGCACAAAGCAAAGAATATGGCTTTGATACCGCTGATTTTGACGCTATTTTGCTGACAGATAGGAATGCACTACCTATTCAAAAGGGCGACCTTATCTGGCTTAATAGCAAGCCTACATACACATCTGACAGACTTATTGATGAAACATCAGCAGACTTTACGATTGTAGGCATTAAGCCGGCATTATATTCAACTAAGTATATGCTTAAAGCAGTTGTGAAGTAGGTGCATTATGGCAAGACATACAATTAATATATCCTTATCTGAAAAGTCCGTAAATGAAGCTATCAGACAGCTACAACAGTATAAGCAGAGTTTACAGTATAAATGCGAACTGCTTGTTGAACGGCTAGCAGAATTAGGCGACAAAGCGGCAATTATGAGTGTTAACGAAAGCCCATTAGGTGGAACGGTAACATTAAGAGTTGACAGAAAGCCTATTCAAGATGGCTACCAAGCTATTTTAATTGCTACAGGTAAAACTGTTGAGGCAGAAGATAGAGAGCCATTTTACACGCTATTAGCGATTGAATTTGGCGCAGGTATTTATTACAACAGCGGTAACGAGAACCCAAAGGCTAATGATTTTGGCTTGGGCGTAGGAACATATCCGGGACAAATCCATGCATTTGAAGATGGTTGGTACTACTTAGGTGATGATAACCAATGGCACTATACACACGGCGTTAAAGCTACAATGCCTATGTATAACGCTACAATAGAGATTATTAATCAGTATAAGCAGATAGCAAAAGAGGTGTTTAGTTAATGGCAAATGCAAACGATTGGGCGACAGACCTTGAAAACACAGTCACAGCACTTGTCAAGGCTAAAACCCTAACACAACTTGAAAAAAAATATCCAAAGATAGTCATAACCAATGAGGGGGAAAACAGCGGTCAAGCAGTATTCCCAACAGTATACATTCATTTACTGTCAGCAGTTGAACAAGGACAAACGCTTGACGGACAGACAATTAACGCATTGTTAGCGACATTCCAAGTAGATGTCACAACTAACACAAGCAAGTCTGACTGTCGCAAGGTTATGGCAGTAATTACAGATGCGTTCAAGATAATGAGATTTCAAGGCAATGCAATGCCAGAGTTCTCAATCAGTAACAAAGTACATAAGAGCACCGCACGATTTAGGCGGTTAATCGGAGCAAATGACAGATTATTGTAACAAAGAGCAGAAATGCTCTTATTTTTTTACAAATTTTTAGGAGGTAGCAATATGGCAGTAGCAGGAATATCAACACTCGGTGTTACGTTTGGTTATGGCGTAGAAGCGACAGCAGGAACTAAGCCGACAACATTCACACAGCTGACAAGAATAAATGCAATCGGCGGTATCAACATCGAGCCAGAGCAGATTGATGCATCAGCGCTTGAAGATGCAATTACAAGATATGTTAAGGGAAGGGCTGATACAGGTGGCTCTGTAGCAATTACAGTGAACTTCACACCTGATACGCTCAAGGAATGGAAAGCACTTATAACAGCTTTTAAGGCTCTTACAGACAACAAGCGTATGTGGTTTGAGACTATCATTCCGGGATTCTCAGACAGCTTCTTCTTTGTGGCACAGCCGCCAGAGCAGATTCCACAGCCAGAAATCGGACAGAATGAGCTTTTGACGATTGAAATGAACCTTACCATTGAAGAGTATAAGGGTATGGAGGAATCTGTAGCTTTTACGCCGGGGGAATAATGAGCTATTCGACTAAATCAAAAAAGGCTGTGTCGAATAGCGTCAAAGACGCCAAAACAGCCGATTACACATCATACTTTGATGATGTAACAGAATGACAATTGATTGAAAGGGCGGTCTACGGACTGCCCCTTTCCTATGTTAAAGCATAGGGGGAAAGGGAAAAATATGATAAATATTAAGGTAAATGAGGAAGAATATAAGATAGAGTTTAGCTTTGAAGCGGCAGAAAATAAGGACATTGTTCAGAAGATGTTCAACATTCGCTCCGGGGCGTATTTTGTAAAAAACGCTCCAACATCTAATGGTGAAGCAGAAACAGTGATAAATGGAACATCAGACATGGTTGCGGATATCGCAAGCATATGTACATCAGCATTTTACGCAGGAATGCTTGAGAATAATCCTGTATCAGCAAAAGAAGCTAAGTCTATCATGAAAGAATATATGAGAGCTAACAAGCTCAATTTCTTTACACTGTATAAGCAGCTTGGAGAATGCATGGAAGATGACGGTTTTTTCGAGCTGTCGGGGATAACGGCAATGATACAGGAAATGTCGAAGCCGGTGTCCAAGAAGATAGCAAACAAAAAGCAGACAGTGTCAGAAAAGTAATATGGGAAGAGTACTTTCCACTGGCTGTATCGCTTGGAATATCTCTTGAAGAGTTTAAACATTTGAATCCACGTAAGCTTAATTACTGCGTGCGTGGATATGAAATGAAGCGAAAAAGAGAAGACAAAAGCATTTGGCAACAGTGGGCTGGATATGGAATACCGGCAACAGCTATTGCGGTTAGAAATGGTGCGTGGGGTAAGAATAAGCTTGAATATCCTAAAGAGCCATTGACAATTGCAAATGACCCACAAACAAAAGAGGATAAGATAAAAAAGCAGAGAGAGCTTGTGGTAGCCAGCCTTATGGCAATGCAGGCTAACTTTGAAATGACACATCCTAAAGGCGGCAAGAAATAAAACTTGTCGCCTTTTTATTTTACGCAAAAAGAGGTGATACTGTGGAACTTGATGACCTTCAAATCAAAATTAAAGCTGATGCAAGCAATGCTAATAAATCAATTGATAAGCTTGCTGAAAGCATGAAAAACTTAGCATCTAGTCTTAGCATTGATACACAAAGGCTATCAAATATTGCAACCGGCATAAGAAATATATCTGATGCTGCCACAGGATTCAAAGGTGGAAAATCTACAGAAATATCTTCATTAGCAAAATCACTTGGCAATTTATCGAGAGTGGACACCAATTCGCTGTATGGCATAGGTGCGGCAATGAAGGATCTTGCTAACAGCATATCCGGCACACGGAGTATAGATGTTAGCGGAATCTCAAACATTGCTTTATCACTGAGCAAGCTTGGCGGAATAAAGGCTACAGCAGGTTCACAGAATCTTATAAAGATGAAAGATGACCTTGTTAATTTTATTCAAGGCATGAATAACATAGGTAGCCTCAACTTTGATGTAAATAGCCTTACCAGCTTAATAACTTCCGTAAGAAAACTAGGAACAACCACAGGAACAAAGGCATCTGTCAATCTTTCACCGATATCCGCACAATTACAGAATTTTGTACGCCAGATGAATGGCATAGGTGCGCTTAATTTTGATATGACTAACATGACACAGTTAGTATCGGCAATAAGCAGATTAGGCAGTGTTGCGAGTGGCAGAGCGGTAGCAAACATTCCTCTGCTTGCAACAAATCTTAAGGGCTTGTTTAATACGCTGTCAACGGCACCAACTGTAAGCTCTAACATTATACAAATGACAGAGGCGCTTGCTAAATTAGCGTCAGCCGGTTCAAAAACAGGTACAGCCGCTAATTCATTAACAAAAGAACTGTTTTCATTTGGAAAGTCAGCTTCTACAGCAAAAGTACATTCATTTAGCCTTGCGTCAGCTATTGGCAAAGTGTATGCATCATATTGGTTGCTGTTTAGGGCTTTTAGTAAATTCAAAAGCGCAATAGACATATCATCATCATTAACTGAGGTTCAAAATGTAGTAAGACAGGTATTCGGGCAATACGAAGATGCTATTAACAGTATGGCAAAATCTTCGATACAGTCACTTGGCATGTCCGAATTATCAGTTAAGCAGTATGCAAGCCGTTTTCAAGCTATGGGAACTGCAATGGGTGTTGCTACAGATTCTATCGGCAAAGCAAATGAGTTTCTTGCTAATAAGACCAATGGATATATTAAGACAGCTGACAGCATGGCAAGCGTGTCAATGAATCTTACAAGACTTACTGCTGATTTGGCATCATTTTACGATGTAGCACAGGAAGATGTTGCAAAAGACCTTGAATCTATCTTTACAGGTCAAACAAGACCACTTAGGGCATATGGACTTGACATAACACAGGCTACCCTTAAAGAATGGGCGCTTAAGAATGGGCTTGATGCTAATATCAGCAGTATGACACAGGCCCAAAAAGCTATGCTGAGATATCAGTATGTTCTTGCAAATACAACGGCTGCGCAAGGAGATTTTGCCAGAACTGCAGATACTTGGCATAATCAAGTCACTGTTCTTAAGGAATCATTCCAACAGTTAGGCGGAATTATTGGCGGAGCTTTGATTAATGCATTTAAGCCATATCTTAAAGCACTTAATTACGCCCTGCAAAAAACCATATATTTTTCTGAAATGGTGACAAATGCTCTTGGCGCAATTTTTGGATGGAAATACGAAGTAACTGACAAGGGTATGGTTGATGATTGGTCTGATATGGCTGATAGTGCGGATGATATAGCAGACAGCACAGGAAAAGCCGCCAAGAACAACATGAAGTCTGTAAGGGCTTTTGATGAACTTAAGACTATCACAAAAGATACTCAAGGCAGTAAGAAGTCAAGTGGTGCAGGAGCAGGAACTACGGATGTTTCTGGTTCTAGTGGAAAATTTGTGCAAGTAGACACAATTTTCAAAGACTATGAAAGTAATATTAAGAGCCTCTACGAACTTGGTTCTAAAATTGGCAGTACTATATACACATCCCTTAATGATATTAATTGGGAAAGCATATATCAGAAAGCTACAGGATTTGGAGAGGGACTTGCCAATTTCCTTAACGGATTAATCAGCCCAGAGCTTTTCGGAGCCGTAGGAAGAACTATTGCACGCTCTTTGAACACTGCAATATACTCAGCGCTTTCATTTGGTGAAACATTTGATTTTAAGAACTTTGGAGAATCTATTGCAAGCGGAATAAACAACTTCTTTCACACGTTTGATTTTGTGAAATTGGCGCAAACACTTAATGTATGGGCGGCTGGAATAAAAGATACGGTTAAGACCGCAATAAAAGAAATAGAATGGGAAGATGTACTTGATAAAATAGGCGATTTCTTTGGAGAAATCAACCTTGATACTGTTGAAGTTATTGTGGGAACAGTGTTTATCAAAAATGCTCTTAAAGCCATATTTGCACAAGGTGCTCTTAAAACTGTCTCAAAACAGTTCGGACAGAAACTTGCTAGTGTTCTTGGCGTTGAAATCGGTAAAAACGCAGGAATAGGAAGTGCACTAGGCGCTGGCTTGCTTAAAGCCCTTAAAATTGGCGTCAGTGGTCTTAAAATAGATGCATCAGTGCTGTTTGGGGCAGGAACAGCAACAGAAATAGGAGCTACTCTTGCAACAGGTATAGCGGCATCTTTTGTAGCGGCAGTTGGCGGTTGGAATTTTGGACAATTAATAGCCGGCAAGCTTAGTGATTCTGCAAAACAGGTTGTTGATGAAATGTCATTCTTTGAACAGATGAAATACATCGGTGATTGGGTGGCAGAAGGAGTTAATAATTCCCTTACTTCATTTGCTGTATGGGTTGGAGAAGTTAATGGAACTAAGCAGGCGTGGGACCTGTTACGCCAATCAACAAAAGCAGCATTCGACCAAGAAACATGGGGAGAGGGCTTTAACAATGTAATTAATGCACTTACAACAACTCGAGCAGGTATTGATAATCTTGTTACATCTGCTAACAACTATGTTAATAACGCTGGAGCCGCAGAAGCACAACTTGCACAGGATTTGGCTAATAAATACTATGAACTTGCTGATAAGGAGAATCTTACCAATGAAGAAAAAGACCAAATGAGGTCTTATGCTGAACAATTGGCTGAGATTATTCCGGGAGTTAATGATGTTATTGATTCTGAGACAGGCTGTATCACAGCACAAAAAGATGAGATAGAGGCTCTTATTCAGAAAGAACTTGAGCATATCAAGCTACAGGCAATGAAAGATAAGCTTGTTGAATTATACAAACAACAAGCAGATGCCGCAGACGACCTTACAGAAGCACAGAACAGGGTCGCAACAGCTAGTGAAGCTGTTAAAAAGGCTCAAGAGGATTATGATAACTCCCTTACGCTTCACAAGAATAACCTTGGTGAGTATTATCTTGCTGGCGATAAAGAAGCACAACAGCTTAAGACAGCTCAAGAAGAATATGAAAAACTCAAAGGCGAACTCACCAACACTGACGTTGCTTATAACCGCTTAGGAACAACGATTCGTAATTTTGAAGGTAAAATTACCGATTCAATGTCAAGTATGTATTCGAGTGGAGAAAGCGGCGGTGCAAATGTTGTTGAGGGATTGAATAACGGCATTGAAGATGGTATAGATTCAAGTGCGGAAACAACTTCTTCATGGGTTGAAGATGGTGTAGTAGACCCTATGTATGAGGGACTTGATGAACATTCTCCGTCTAAAATATCGTATAGCGCCGGCGAATACTTTGTAGAGGGCTTTAATAATGCTGTCAGTGACAGTACAGGCGATACCGTAAGCACAATTACAGGATTTGTCGATACTGTTGTAAGCAACTTTGACGCATTGTCTGATAAACTTTACGATATCGGAACTAATGCTATGCAGGGCCTGCTTAACGGAATGGGCGGTATGGAAAATGACTTGTATAGCAAAGCTGATAATATCGCAAACAACATTACTGACACAGTTAAAAAAGCACTTGATATTCATAGCCCATCAAGGGTCATGTATGAACTTGGCGGATATACTATTGAGGGCTTTAAAGATGGTATGGAAAGTCTGTACAATCAGACACTTGCATCGGTAAAGGATTTTTCAGCAGATATTACGATTGCGCCAGCACCAAATATGCAAGAGTTTTACAACGATAGCGTTAATCCGGTTAATGTTGACAGATATAACAACACTCAGCCATACACTGCACCACAGCAAAACAACAATGAAACAAATGCTTTACTAAGGAGACTTATATCAGCAGTAGAATCCGGTCAAAGCATACAGATTGACGGACAAGAAGTGTTTATGTCTGTTAAAAAACAAGCTGATGATTTTACGAACAGGACAGGGGAACCGGCATTCGGATTTTAATAAACAGTACCTATCAATTGCGGTAGGTGCTGTTTTTATTTTGGAGGTAACAAAATGGCATATAACGGCTGGCTTATTAAAATTGGGGATTATATCATTCCGAACACTATATTAAAACCATCGACATATAGCCCTTATGTAAATATGCAGGACCTTGACCCATGGACGGATGCTAACGGATATGTTCATAGAGATGCAGTTGAACTTAAGGCTGAAAAAATAGAATTTGAAACAATTCCAATGCTGACGGATGCACAATTTAATGATTTGATGAGCAACATAAGAAATCAATTTGTTAATCCAAATGGCAGAGAGTGCTATATTACCGCATACATTCCTGAGTATGGCGATTACATTACACAATACGGATATATGGCGGATTTTCAGCCTACCATATACGGAACATATGACAATGTTATTAAGTATGATTCTGTAAGATTGGCATTTATCGGAGGTGTTTACGAGGGATGATTAATTATGACTATTCCGAGATGTTCTACAAAGGTAGTATCAACAAGCAATTCAGCATCTTGTCTGATGATGAATTAATCAGCATAACCAATTCCGAACTGCATCAGGAAGAATTTACCTTGAAAGAAAGCCTATGTTCTCAGCAGAATCTTACGTTTGGGTGTTGTGAGGCTAGTTCGATAAATTTTACAGTGTCAAATGTTTTTCTGCCGATGAAAGATAAATGGCTCACAGCAAAAATAATATCACTTGGCAACAATGCGGATAAGCCTTTTCGGATAGGAAGATACAAGGTTTATTCTGACAAGCCGACAGCAGACAGAACAAAAAGAGAAATTACGGCCTATGACGCTCTCTACGATATTTTAAATGCCGATGTAACAGATTGGTATAATGAAACACTCCCTAATAAAGATACGCAAATCAGTCTTAAGGCATTTAGAAACAGCTTTTTAAAACATTTTGGCATAGATGAAGTAGAAACAATGTTGCCGAATGACAGCATGACAGTATCAAGGACTATAGAACCACAGGAATTAAGCGGCAAAGCCGTGATTACTGCTATTTGCGAGATAAACGGCTGTTTTGGGCATATCAATAGACTTGGAAAATTCTGCTATGTATTTCTTGCACAGGAAATGCAAGGACTATACCCAGCAGATAATCTTTATCCGGCAAATGACCTTTATCCGCGTGATTCAAGGAATTACAAACTTGGTAAAGCTACATATAAGAGTTCGAGTTACGAAGATTACAATGTCAAGGCTATTAACAAGCTACAAATAAGACAAAAAGAAAATGATATTGGTATTGTTATTGGCGATGGCAATAATGCCTACATTGTAGAGAATAATTTTCTTGTTTATGGCAAAAACAATGAGGAATTAACTACCATAGCAAGAAATATGCTGTCAAAAATCCGTGGCGTTGTATACAGACCTTTCAATGCTGAATGTGTAGGAAATCCATGCATAGAAGTAGGAGATGCAATTAGATTTAACACTAAGTATGCAATAATCGAAAGCTATGTACTTGCAAGAACATTAACAGGAATACAGCAGTTGAATGATAAGTATTCAGCTACAGGTGATGAGCTAAGAAGTGAAAAAGTTAATAGCATTAATAAACAGATTATTCAGCTTAAAGGCAAGACGAATGAGCTTACACGAACTGTTGATGAGACAAAATCAAAAATTACGGACGTTGAAAAAGGGCTATCGTCAGAAATATCTCAGACAGCTTCACAAATCAGGTCGGAAGTCAAAGATACTACTGATGGTTTGTCAACGCAGATAACCCAAAACAAAGACAGTATATCAGCCGAGGTAAAACGTGCTTCTGAATCAGAGGGAGAATTATCAAGCAAGATATCTCAAACAGCTGAACAGATAACTAGCGAGGTTAAGCGTGCTACAGAATCAGAAAGTAATTTGTCATCGAGAATCACTCAGACAGCCGACAGCATATCAACAAAAGTTTCAAAAAACAACATAATCAGTGAAATCAATCAATCTGCCGAGGAAATACAGATAAGCGCTGAGAAAATACAATTAAACGGATATGTCACATTTTCGGAGTTGTCAACTTCGGGGCAGACAACGATAAATGGAGACAATATTACAACAGGACATCTCAACGCTGGATTGATAAACTCGGGAACAATACGTGGCAAGGTGGGATTTTGGGTAGAATCAGACAGCTCCGACAGAGTTGTGACTATTAATGCAGATGGCATTTACAACGCTGCGAATACTTATCTTAATGACGTGGCTATATATGGTTCACTCAAAGATGGCAATGGTAATGACCTTATTCCGGCAGCAGTGCAGTACCTTAATAACGGCTGGTGGGGTACATTCTCAACAGCTAATGGATGGACCGTAACTGTTCAAAATGGGGTAATAACTGATGTAGAAACCTAAGGAGCGTGACTATGGAAAAACCGATATCAGTAAAAATTGAAGAATTTTGCAACGGAATAGCGGCACTGCTTAATAACGCAGAGCTGCCATTTTACATATTAGAGCCGTATGTGATGAATACGTGCAAACAAGTATCTGAAGCTGCTGAAAAACAGCGACGCAGTGAAAAAATGCAATATCAAAATTATTTACAGGAGGTAGAAAAAAATGGCAATGCAGAAAGCACACACCCTAATTAATTGGGAAAACTACCCAAGCGATTCTACGCCAATGAATGAAACTAATTTGAATAAAACAGACAGAGCTATCGACATCATTGATGACAGGGTAATAACTCTTGATACTACTAAAGCATCGAAAAGCGAAGTCTCTTCTTTGGTGTCTGAGATAACCTATGATGAAGATACAGGAGTTTTTACGATAACAAAGAAAAATGGTTCATCATTTACAATTGATACAAAGCTTGAAAGAATTGCCATTAATTTTGCATATGACCCTGTGAATGAGCAGATAATCATAACGCTTGATGATGGGACAAAGCAATATATTGATTTGTCAGCCCTTATTACGCAATATGAATTTCTTGAATCATCCACAATTGCATTTGAAGTGGATTCAGCAGGAAAAGTAAGTGCGAAAATAAAAAATGCATCGGTAACAGAAGAAATGCTACAGCCTAATTACCTTGCTGATATTAAAGTACAAGTTGCTAAGGCTGAAAAAAGCCAATCAGCGGCAGAACTTTCAGAAACTAATGCTAATGCAAGTGCAGCGGCAGCAAAAGCAAGTGAAACTAGCGCTTCCACAAGCGCAGCGGCGGCAAAACAATCAGAAACAGCAGCAAAAGCGAGCGAAACAGCGGCAGCTTTGTCAGAAAGTAATGCTCAGGACTATTCAGATGACGCAAACTCAGCAGCGGCAAGTGCAAGTGCATATCAGAATGATGCAAAGAACAGTGCGGCGGCGGCAAAACAATCAGAAGTGGCGGCAAAAGCAAGTGAAGCTAACGCAAAACTAAGTGAATCAGCGGCAAAGACAAGTGAAACTAGCGCAAACGAGAGTGCTTCAAATGCTCAAGAATATGCATCCGGCAAAACTAATAGCGCAAAGTACTATTATGAGCAGTGCAAAGCGATATCTGAAAGTTTTGCTGGTTCCTTAAGACCAATGGGAACTGTTAAGTTTGCGGAACTGCCAGCCTTATCATTGGTAACGGCTGGCGACATGTACAATATTTCAGATGAATTTGTAACAACGACTGATTTTAAGGAAGGCGCTGGCAACACACAAGCCGCAGGAACCAATGTTTATAAAACTGTTGATGGCATGTGGGATTGTCTCGCAGGAAGCCCCGTAACAGGTGTTAAAGGAGCAAATGAAACAACCTTTAGGCGTGGCAATGTAAATATTACGCCCGAGAATATAGGCGCACTTGCTTCTGAAGGCGATGCCAAGGATACAACGGTGACATTTACGCAGGCTACAGCAAGAACTAATGTTGCAAGCGGCGATAAAATGTCAATATTATTTGGTAAGATTGCCAAGTGGTTTACGGACCTTAAGGCAGTAGCGTTTACAGGCTCGTACAATGACTTGAACAACAAGCCGGTAATTGACGCATCCTTATCTACATCAAGCAGCAATGCGATTCAAAACAAAACTGTCGCTTCACTTGTGTATGGAAAGATTGTTTCGACAAATGATGATTGGAATGACATAACAACTGGATACAATCTCGCTAATGGCAATTGGTCGGCAGATAAACATGCGCCAGTTGGAGCGTTTCGACGAGGTTATATCTTTACCTACATGTTTAATAATTTTGGATATCAGATATACATTACTGCAAATAACAGGAACATATATATAAGAAACACCTTTAATTCTGAATGGTCTGAGTGGGAGGAATGTAATGTACCTAATGTATCATTCGGTACTGTGCAAGACGTATTTACTTATACAGCATCAAATGCATACCTAACGCAATCAGATGGCTATTTAGCAATAAGTACTAACGGGTATTCGGGGCAATTTGTCATTATGACTATCAGAGATAAAAATGGTGTAGAGGTAGATGAGATAGTATTCCCCGATTCTACAAATTCGTTAGGCAATTCAAAAGCTGTATATGTCCCGAAAGGCATGTATATATATAACAAAGGTTACAAAGCAGTTACAGACGGCATGCTGACCGCAGTGTTCAGACCATTCAACAGAGAGTGAGGAATGATAAAATGATAGAAAAATATTTAATGAGTAACGGCGACAGAAAGCTGTCACCGCATTTCATGTTGCATGAATTTCAATCAAGAAATGGCTGTGATATTGTAAAGGTTGATGATGAATTGATTGAGCTTCTTGAGCGAATTTATTCAAATTTTGATTGCAGTTCCGCTGTAATTAATGACGGCTACAGAGAACCAGGTGCTTACTGCCGTAGCATTGGTGGCATGGATTATGACGCTCATGCGGCTGGTATGGCGGCAGATGTAACATTCTTTGACAGAAACGGAGCTGCAATACCCACGCCGATAATTGGCGCATATTGCCAAGATAAAGGCGTTGGCGGCATTGGATATATAACAAATGCTTCAATCCACCTTGATAACAGACAGAATGGCGGCTATAAAAATACTCATTGGTGGGGGAACGAAGTAACAGGCGAAAATATTACTGATTGGTACAGCCGCTTTAATGTGTCTGTGAATGATGTTTACGATTACTATGGTGATAACACCAATAATACCGATGATACAGACAATTCGGAACAGGATAATACAGAATCCCTAAACGGCATATATGATATTGACGGAGGTAATGTTATGAATAAATCAAGAGAACAGCTTATATATGAGGTAAACAGACTTGCGCTGACGCTTCTTGGACGTGAGATAGGCAATGCGGCTGATTACGCCGAACTTCTTGCAAATGGTACATATTCATGGTATGACGTATCAAGCGAATTACAGGAATGTGAAGAGGGCGTTAAGCATTGGATAAGAACTGAACTGTATATGAACATTCTTCACAGAGAGCCACAGGACAGTGAAGTGAATTGGTGGTATTCAGTTTACGCTACAACTCCGATAAACAAGGCTGAAATGGTTAGGGGTTTTGCAGATGACTATGAAGCGTTTAGGCAGAAATACCTTGCATAAAGTGTCAATTAATGCGACCGATTACAGCTTTTGTTTATTTGATAAGCAAGTTATAATAAACATGTCTCTTGCGAGAGGCATTCAAGTTCTGGCGGAAGAGGCAGAGGGGTTGGCGTCGCTCTGTCTCTTCCTATATTGACAAGCAAGAACTGATGTTCTATAATAACGCTATCGCTACCAGTGTTATATCGTGCAACAAGGGGGATATATGGAGAATGAGGAATACAGACAAAAGATTATCGGATTAATAGAAAATTGTAACAATAACAATTTTTTGAAATTTGTATATGAATTAATTTTATCTTTTAAAAAGAAATGGGGCGTTTAGCGCCCCTCTTTCTCATACCAATAGGCTATATTGTCAAATATAGTTTGTTGATGTTCTTTATTGAGTTTTGTTAGTTTCTTAACACTATCCAACAATTCTTTATCTGACATTAAGTCGGGAATGATATCAGTATTATCAGTAGATAAATTATCTTCCCACCCCATTAAATATGATGGAGAAATATCAAGAATCTGTGCAACAATCTGAATTTTATCACTTGGAATATTTGTTACAACATTATTTTCATACTTATACAATGTCTGTTTAGAAACGCCCATCTTTTCAGCTAATTCTACTTGCGACATTTTAATAAGCTCTCTTTGCTCCTTAATTCTGTCTCCAACAGTTTTAATCATTGGTGTTTCCTCCTTTCCTATCGGTAACTTAATTATAGCACAAAAAAGTTACAAGTCAAGAAAAAAATAACTTGACAAGTTACTTTTGCGGTGTATAATAAAGGTAACTTCAAAAGTTACGAGGTTGGAAAGGAGATGAGAAGATGGTTGATACAAATAAGCTTCGCGGGATTATTGCTGAAAACGGAAAAACACAGACAGAAGTTGCACAAATGATAGGCATAACACCCAAGACTTTCTATTTGCGAATGCACAAGGGCGTTTTTGGCAGCAATGAGATTCAGATTATGATTGATAATTTGAATATTGAAAATCCTATGGAAATTTTTTTTGCAAAGAAAGTAACTTTATAAGTTACTAGAAAGGAGTAAGAATGAGAGAAAATATTGAAAAGTTAGCAAAGTATGTTGTTTTCGATGTTGAGGAACTACGAAACAACAGCCCCGAAAGTGAAAGACTTGGGATTGAAATTATGGCTTTAAATGCACTTTGCAATGCGGAAAAAACCTTAAAAAACAAGTGCCAGTGTGAGGACTAGCACTTGTAAGGATGAATTAAAATTTCATCCAATGGGTTTTACCGCAGATGGGGCATAGTGGAAGTTTTTGTGGTTTGTCTAAGTATACGGATGATTTATCATCGGGTTCTGTATGAGGGCAGTTCACACAGGCATAAAAACCACTATCCACTTTATCTCCAGTTTGCGGGTAACCTATATCAGGCAATCGAGACATGATTTCACCTCCTTATGAAATGATAAGGAGATTATAACACGGAAAGGAGAAAACATGAACGATTTACAAATTTTCAACAATGAAGAGTTCGGGGAAGTTAGAACATTACTTGTAGATAATGAACCTTTATTTTGTTTAGCTGATGTTTGCAAAGCATTAGGACTTGAACAGGCTTCAAGAGTAAAGGCAAGACTTAAAGAAGATGGGGTTACTACTAATAAGGTCATAGACAGTTTAGGTAGAGAACAGGTGGCTACATTTATTAATGAAAGCAATCTCTATAAGACAATCTTTCAAAGCAGGAAGAAAAGCGCTGAAAGATTTACTGAATGGGTAACATCAGAAGTGATTCCGTCAATCAGAAAAACAGGAAGCTACGGAATACCAAAGTCCACCAGCGGACAGATACAGCTTCTTGCACAGGGTTATACAGAATTAGAGCAGACTGTCAATTCTATTAAGGAAGATATGACGGAGCTTAAGGACAATGTTCCTCTATATGGCTGTGAGATAGACGAGGTGCAACAGCATGTGCGCCGCAAGGGTGTTAAGGTCCTTGGCGGCAAAGATAGTGAAGCGTACAGGGATTGCAGTATACGCGGTTCTGTATACGCAGATATCTATAATTCGCTTAAGCATCAGTTTGGATGTGTTTCTACTTATAAGAGTATCAAGCGTAAGTACATAGCAGATGTACATGAATACATTGATTGCTATGAGCCAACAGTGCCACTTGCAGAGCAGATTTCTGATGCTAATGCTCAGATTAGCCTTTAGGGGGTGTTTGAGATTAAGCGGACAGGAGTAATAATCCTAACACTGATAGCAAGCATGACATTCAGCCTAAGAGTTGATGCGCCAGCTTGTGAGATATCAAGCACTGATTACTCGAAAAACTTTACAGCGCAACCAACAGCTCAAGAGGCAAAAACCGAGCTGATTGAATGGCAGACATTTGCAATCACAGCTTATTGTCCATGTGAAAAGTGTTGCGGCAAGTCTGACGGAGTAACGGCTACAGAAAGAAAAGCCAGGCAAGGGCGTACAGTTGCAGTTGACCCAAATGTAATACCATACGGAAGCATTGTTTACATAGATGGTGTTGGTGATTACATTGCGGAAGATTGTGGCGGAAAGATTAAGGGCAATCGAATAGATATCTATTTTGACAGCCATAAAGATGCACTTGAGTTTGGCAAACAGGAACACAAAGTATGTGTTGAAAGGAGAGATTATTAATGTATATTCCACAGTTTTGGTGCGGTGTAGCAATGATTCTGCTGATAGAAGCGTTTGGAATAGTTGTTTTTACAGCGCATTGCATAAGAAAGGAAGAGAAGAAGTATGAAGCAGCCAAAGAGGCTAACAAGACAGCAGAAACAGATAGTGGCAGCAAATGGATTGAATGCCGGTAATTGGATGCTTGCTGAGGAAACCGATTTTTACCTTAAGCTGATTAATAAGGAAACGGGTAAAAAGCGTGCGGTAGATAAATTTTGGAAAGGGGGCAGATGTAAATGATAATTACAGATTTTAATGAGATGAGCATACCTGAGATTGAGGCCATTCATGAGAAGCTTAATTTTGATTTTGTCATTCATGATGGCAAGGTTGTAGATGTTCGGTAGACAGCAAGGAGAGAGTATGAATCATGTGATAGCGATAGGAACACCACACTTTGCAAGTGAGAACACATTAATTCTTGAGGTGCGGCGAAAATCAGGCAATACAGACAGCTTTATATGCATTGCTGAAAATATAGATATTGCATCATTCACATCGGCTTCAAAGATTGAGATATCCGGCGAAATAAATTTCAGAGAAAAAGCCGGGCATCAGGAAATGTATATAAGCATTCTTGATGCGATAGAACATAACCCTGATGAACATTACGAAAACAGTGTGATGTTAAGGGGGATTATATGCAGAAGACCTTATCATAAAAGGGTTTGCAACAACAAAGCTTCATTAACAAGTACAATCCTTAAGGTCGGCAGTACATATGTCCCGGTAATATTTTGGGGTGCAGATGCGAAAAGGTGTAAAAGATTGCCCGACGGCACTGAAATATGTGTTGAAGGGCGTTTACAGAGCCGGATTTATACAAAACATATGGATACCGGCAATGTTGAGAAAGGAATTACTTACGAAGTATCAGTAAATGAAATGCTGATTATTTAGCAAAGGAAGGAAAAAGACATGCAGGCAAAAGTTATTTCAGAATTGGCTATTGATGCTATTGATACCATTTATGAGCTGAAAATTACTTGGAATGGCTATGAGTACCGAACTATTATCGGGCACAGCAGTAGCGGCTATTTTGCAGCAATACCGATTTGGAATGTTGCAACAGTGATAAGTGAGCCATGTGATATTTATTACAACGCTCATAAGTTGGGAGAAGCTTTGAAAAACGAAGATGCTGGAAAGGCAATTGCAGAAGCAATAAAAGATTGGTGGGAAAGAAAGAAGTTATGAGAGCAGTTTTAAAAAAGGTAATTCTTGAAAACTTTATGTGTTACGCACACGCAGAGTTTGATTTTTATGCCATTACAAAGATTATGGCTAAGAATGGCAAGGGCAAGTCAACTATTGCCGCAGCTTACTTATGGTGCTTATTTAACTGTGATTATGAATTAAAGGATAATCCAGTTGTCAGAAGAGAGATTGACGGAGTATCAGTTGATGATATGGACACAAGTGTTGAACTTACACTTGATGTTGACGGAAAAGAAATAACCATGAAGAAAGTACAGAAGCGCACTTACAGCAAAGATGGCAGCAGTTATAAGGACGATAACAAGTATTTTATCAATGATGTGCCTAAGACATTAAAGGACTTCAACGCATATCTTGATGTTGATAGGAATGGATTTAAGATGTGTAGCAATGTAAATGCATTTCTTAATCAGAAGCCAGCTGAAATGAGAGAATACCTATTCAGCCTTGCAGGAGATGTTACAGACTTTGATATAGCTTCGCAGAAAGCCGAATTAGCTGAACTAGTTCCTTTACTTAATAAGTATACAGTTGAAGAATTGTCAGCTATGAATAAGGCTACAAAGACCAAGATTACAAAGGATTTGCCTATTCTTGACGGACAGATTAAGGAAAAAGAAAGAGATATACAGCTTAAGCAGGCTATTGAAGTATCTGACCTTGAATTACAGAAAAACAGCCTTAAAGTACAGATTGCTGATTGTGTGGCAAAGCAGACCGACAATGACAAGCTGATGGCTGAATATGACAAGGCTAGTTCGGATATTCTTGATTTGAAGTTTAAGCAGGGAGACTTATTACGCAAGGCTAACGAGGACAATATTAAGGCTAGGAGAGAGATTGAGAACAGGATTTCTGAAAAGCAGTTTCTCGTTAGGCAGACAGAAAAGGCTATTGCTGATACAGAAAAGAGCATTGAGTATCAGCAGAATACCATTGAGAACATAAATAAGAATTTGCAAGATATAAGGGATAAGTGGAAAGCGGAGAATGAACGCAAATTTGACGAAACAAGCCTTATTTGTAGTTATTGCGGACAGGAATATCCCGAAGATAAGAAAGAACAGTTAAGGACTGATTTTGATAGCCACAAGGCAGAAGAATTAAAGGCTGTCACAAACAATGGCAACCTTATTAAGGGCAAACTTGATGAAAATAAGAAGATTCTTGAAGATTTGCAGAAAGAGCTACCACAGCATAAAGAAAGCCTTGAAATGCTGAATGCAGCTATTGCAGACCTTGAAAAGCAGTTATCAGAGCTTCCGCAGGAAATTGATGTATCAACCACAGAAGAATACAAGGCACTTGAGCAGAAGATTGCGGAAAAGGAACAGGCTATGCACAAAGCTAATGATATTTCAGCAGTTAAGGCAGAATTAAAGGCACAGGAAACAGCTTTAAGACAGCAGTTATCCGACTGTGAAAGCCAGATTGCAAAATCTGATACGGCAGCAGACGAACAGCGACTTGAAGAATTAAGAGAGTCAAAGATTGACAGCGAACAGAATAAGACAAATGCAGAGAAAATCCTTGATTTACTTGATGAACTTGACAAGGCAAAGAATGAAGCCTTAACAGAAGCGGTAAACAGCCATTTTGGGTTAGTTAAGTGGCAGTTGTTTACTTATACAAAGTCTGGCGGTTACAAGAGCTGTTGCATACCTACTGTTGACGGAAAATCAATTCTTACAACTATGAGTAATAAAGGTAACAGGATTTTAGGCAGAGTTGATATTTGCAATTCTATTCAGAAGATTGTCGGTATATCAGTACCTATTATTCTTGATGATTCTGAAAGCCTTGATGAGCAGAATCAGAAGAAGGTTGCTGAAATGGTTGATAGCCAGCTTATTATGCTGATTGTCAATGACAGCGAGAAATTAGAGATTGTGGAGGGATAATATGAAACTCTATTTTTATGAAATGAATACAGATGAAAGACATGGAAAAGTAGGAATTGCAGTACAGGTTTGCGAAGCAGAAGAGAAGTCCAAGACATATAGGGCTGTTAGAGGCTCTTTTCCTAACTACCTTAGAATAGTGAGAAAAGACGAAGTTGAACAAATAAAATATAATTGTCTATTCCTTACAGAACCTAACTTTGAATATGCAAAAGAAAAATTCAGACTCAGAACCGAACAAATAATTGCAGATAAGTTGAAGAAAATTGAAAAGCTCAAAGCTGAATTAAAAATAATAAATGAAAGCGAGGAATAATTATGGCAGAGAATACAGCGGTTGCAGAAACAAAAGAAGCTGAAAGCAGAGAGCTTGTAGCAAAGGATTTTACAGAGGGAATGGTGGTTAAAATCAAGCAGAAAGAGAAGTTTGGGTTGACATTTCCTAAAGATTACAACTACACAAATGAGTTCATGTCGGCAATGTTGATTTTGCAGGACACAGTAGACATGAATAAGAAGCCTGTATTGCAGAGTTGCACAAGGGCAAGTATTGAAAATGCACTTGTTGAAATGGTTACGAATGGACTTTCAATGCAGAAGAAACAGTGTTACCCGGTTGCTTATGGTGGTAAGTTGCAGTGCCAGAAATCAGTGTATGGAAACACTTGCATAGCAAGACGATTTGGACTTAAAGACATTAATGCAGCAGTCATTTACAAAGGGGATGTATTTAAGTATCACAAAGAGGATGCAAAGACAATTATTGATTGCCACGAACAGAGTTTTGAGAATATTGATAATGACAAGATTGTTGGAGCTTATGCGGTAGCTGTTATGGATGACGGCGAGAAAATAGCGGAAGTTATGACTATTGCACAGATTAAACAGTCTTGGAAACAGGGCTATGGCTACAAGGAAAATGGCAATGGCGCTCATCAGAAATTTGCTGACCAAATGGCTATGAAAACTGTTAAGAACAGACTTCTTAAATACATTAATAATTCTCATAGCGGCAACGAAAATGAGGATTATGAGGAAATCAGCCACGAAGAAATACTTGAACAGGATGTTGCTTACGATATTGAGCAGAACGCAAATAGTGTTGATTTTGACGAAAACGACATTATCGACAGCACAGCCACAGAAGTAACTGAAGAACAGGCAGAAGATAGCACACTTCCGCCATTCATGCAGGCAGAATAGGAGATTTGATATGAAAGTATACGATTTAATACGGGAATTAAGTCAGTACAATGCAGATACAGAAGTTAAATTCCACTGCAAAGCTTATTATGACACCGATGTTGAAGCAGAATTTGACAGAGAAAGCGAAGATGACATACAAGCAGTGACAGTTACAGCAACTTTTGATGATGATGTAGATTTTGATGATATTGACGATTATGAGCCAATGAGCAAGAGAACTTGGCAAAAAGAACCGTTTATTGTTATTAATTTATCTTATTAAGGAGGTTGCGTATGAGAGTAATATCACAGACTGGAAAATCAGATATGCCTTATGATTATTTCGCTTTTTCGATAGTGAATAACGGCAGTAAGTATAGCATTATTGCAATTAAAAAAATATTGCAGAACCGCCGGAAGTATTTATGAATAGCCTTATAGCGACTTATTCCACCGAAGCAAAGGCACTTAAGGCTATGGAAATGTTGAGAGAACAGTATAAGAGATTAGAAACATTGAAGCTTTATACAAAGGGAAGTCACGAAGATATAAGGGAAATATTAACATTAGGCGAACTTGGATGCACAATTTTAAAAACTAGAAAGCTAAGTGTTTTTCAGTTTCCAAAAGATGATGAAATCGAGGTGTGAGTATGAATAAAATGCCAATTATATGGGCTTGCGAATTATGTGGAAAGCCACAAAAAATAGACCAGTCACGTTCAAACAAAAATTTTGATGTGCTTGATATGAAAGAAAGATGTGAATGTGGTGGAAAGTTTAAAATGATGTTACGAGAAGATGCGGAGAGATTAAGGAATGAAACTTAAATGTATCGCTACAGGAAGCACAGGAAATGCATATGCCCTAATTAGTGACACAGGAGAAATCTTATTACTTGATTTAGGTGTGACAGAAAAAACTATTAAAAAAGGCATTGATTGGAAAATATCAGATGTTGTTGGAACTGTAATTTCACACGCTCACAAAGACCATTCATTATCGGTTGAGGATTTTAAGTCAATGGGAATACCAATTTATGCACCATATTTGAAGATTGATTATATGTCAATGAACATGGGAGAATTTACAGTAAAACCTTTTGATTTAACAACAATAGACGGAAGTTGGACACACACAAATGCTGACGGAACACCTTGCCCGATATATGGCTTTCTGATTACTCACAAGGAAATGGGGAGAATGCTTTACATAACCGATTGTGAGGTTGTCAAGTGGAAGTTTAAAGACATAAACCACATTCTCTTAGGTGTGAATTATGACAAGAATTTAATCGACAGGGATAACACAGGCAAAGCTAATCACGTTTTCAGAGGTCACTTAAGTATTGACACAGCTTGCGATTTTGTTAAGGCGAATTATTCAGATAGCTTGCAGAATGTCATAATGTGCCATCTATCAAGTGAAAATGCTGATAGAGATAGTTTCATCGAGAAGATGAAAAAAGTCGCTTGTGGGGCGAATGTGGATGTTGCGGAAGCAGGAAAAAGTTGGAATTTAAAAAATCCTAGCGAATGTCCGTTTTAGAAAGGAAATTATATGGCTAAAAAGAAAGGAACAGGAGTAAGTCCTATTACCAACAGAATTTATTATGGAACGCAAGATACAGAAAAGCATATGTGGATAGGGCAGAAAACAGATATTACAGATAGTGCAATAGCTTCTGTATTTGAATGGTTCATGGCGAATATGGCGGGAAAAGAAGAATATTCTATCACATATCCAGAGACAGATTTTGAGTTAGTCATGAGAAGAAAGGAGCAGTAATGAATATTGATGAAGTGATAAATGGATGGACTTTTGAGGAAACAATAAAGACTGCTAAAAGTCTCATGGAAGCCGAAACGAATATGTTTAAGTGGGATGTGATAAGACATCTTAGAAATTTTGCAGAGGCTTATAGAGAACAGCTAAAGGAGTATCAGCGGTTAGAGGAACAGGGCAGACTTGTTAAATTGCCTTATAACAGCAATTATACTGAAAAAGAGGACAGTGCCCTTAGTAAATTCGTTGCAACGATGATATATTACGAGAGTTTGAATAACAGGCTTGCAAAAGTATTCGGAAAAAGTGATGGATTGTTAGAAGGGCTAGTCAAAACATTTGAAGACGCTTCAGCACTTAATGTTCCAAAAGATACTTTTAAATCTGCACTGCTTACAAACGAAGATGTTGACAAGTACGAGGAATATGAGCAGTTAGAGGGGCAGGGCAGACTTATCAAGTTGCCTTGCAAAGTGGGAGATACAGTTTATGTAGATAACACAATACTTCCAATAGAGGATATGGAGTGTTACGAGGACATTGATAATAAGATTCCATCATATTTCCCAGGTCGAATTGTTTCATTCCGTTTTGCGAAAAGAAACTGGATGAAGATTGCGGTTAAGGCAAAATGGTTACATGAATGGATTGATGATGAGACCGGACCGGATAGCAATTACATAGAGTGTGAGAAAAATTTTGCGATTCCATTGTCTGGCATTGGTAAAACAGTATTCCTCACAAAATCCGAAGCCGAAGCAAAGCTAAAAGAATTAAGAGGTGGAGAAAATGAGCGATTTGATTAGTAAGTCAAGATTAAAGAGCGAGTTATCAAAAATCCCATCTGAAATGGGACTGATTAAAAAAGCATGGGTAATGCAGGCGATTAATAAGCAGAAAATACAGGATGGCAACAATAACTGTAACTGCCAGCATAACAGAAATTCAAGAGAAAATGAGCCTTGTTGCAGATGTGACAACAGACAGACCAATGCCAACAGGATAAGAAATATGTCGGATGAAGAACTATCAGAATTTCTTGTCGGATTTAAAAACACATTTGGAGAAGAATACGAGGGAGAAGCTAGTTGTATGGATTGGCTTCAATCAGAAGCGGAATAGGAGAGAATATGAAGTATATAAGCAATGCAAAATATGGAGAGCTAGTTGAAACAGGAACTATCTACAGAGGTAGCAACAAAAGATTAGATATATGTGTTCACACACTATGCGGTTGCGGAGAAACGCTATATATGAATTGCCGAACACTAGGTATTTTGGATAGAAAATTAAACAGTACATCTGTAATAGCTGCTATAAATGAAGCTCAATTATTGGTGAAACAGGAGCTTGATTTACTTAGCAAGGAACTTAATACCATATTGAATAGTGAGATTGAAATATCAAGGTATTAGAAAGGAGAAAATATGGAAGATAGATATTTATGCAAGGCAAAGCGAAAAGACAACGGAGAATGGGTTATCGGATTTTACGCATATATAAATAAAAAACATTATATTTACACCGAGCAACTAATACACAGCGGATTATATGATATTGCTGAAAGATTTGAAGTAGACCCATCTACAATCTGCCAATGCACAGGTTTGAAAGACAAGAATGGTAAGCTGATTTGGGAGAATGATATTGTCAGATGCAAAGTCGGAACAGCGAAAGTTATATGGGATAAATCAGGATGGAGAATTAAATGGTTACGGAGAAAAGATTTGTATTATTGGGCGGCTGAAGATATTCAAAGTATGGAAATTATCGGCAACATTTTTGACAATCCAGAGTTATTAGAAAGTGAGGAAAAGTAATGAATTATATTTTATTAATTTTATTATTTGTACTTATTAAATTAGGTATCTCTTTGATAGAAAGCTTTGTTATATCATGGATAGCTTGTATATTAGGCATTAACATAGCATTTAAGATAATTTTATTTGTGGTATTTATTATAAATTTGTTTTTGCCTGTAAAAGGAAATTAAGGAGGAAAAGTAATGAATCGTGTAATTTTATGTGGGAGACTGACTAGAGAGCCAGAGATTAGATATTCGCAGACAGTAAACGGAAGTATGGCAGTAGCAAGGTACACATTAGCCGTTGACAGAGCTTTTAAGAAAGAGGGCGAACAGGCGGCAGACTTTATTAACTGCATTGCATTTGGTAAGAATGGAGAGTTTGCAGAGAAGTATTTACATCAGGGAACTAAGATTATTGTTGAGGGTAGATGGCAGACAGGCAACTACACTAACAAGGACGGACAGAAAGTCTACACTAATGATTGTGTTGTTGAAAGACACGAATTTTGCGAAAGTCGTGCTAATCAGCAGAATAATAGCAATGGAATTATGGGCGGTAATGCTAATTCAGACAGCTTTATGTCAATCCCAGATGGTGTGGCAGACGAGGGATTACCCTTTAATTAAAGAGGTGTGAGTATGACAGAGAATGAAGCGATAAATAAACTAAAGCAGCACTTTGAATATTTAAAACACGCTTGGAAACCGCATCCTGATTATGAAACTATGGATGCTATCGGATATGCAATATCAGCACTTGAAACAATCAAGAAGCTATCTGACCGCAAAATGACAACAGAAGTCCTTGAAAACTATATGCAGTTTGAAGATGAATGCGTTAAGAAAGGCTTTACATTTAAGAGTGTGATTGAAGCTAGGGAGAAACAGATAGCTAAGAAACCGACATATGAGGGTGATGGATATGCTCCAGACGGAACGCTTATATATGATACTTGGATTTGTCCTTGCTGTGATAAGAGATATGAGGTTGATTATGATGATTATGATTACTGCCCGAACTGTGGTCAAAAATTAGATTGGAGCGATGAAGAATGAGATTAATTGACGCAGATGAATTGAACTTTCATTGCAATTATGATGGTGATTGTTCGGGAGATATATCACATTGTAAAGAATGTGATAATTATGTATTAGATTATAGAGATATACAAGAGCAACCAACATTCTTTGATATGAAAGCTAAACCTATTGATAATTTTGTGAATCCTTTTGAAGTAAAGGCAGGTGGCAATTCTTGAGTTATCAGAACATAGCGAGAGCCAAGGCAATAGAGAAAAGTAATAAACAAAGGCTACTAAAGATAAATCCAAAACTTGATGATAAGAGTGGTATTTATTTTTTGACCAGAGTTGACGAGAACAATATTCCTTATTTTTACATCGGGCAAGCACTACACCTATCGCAGAGGATGTGTGGACACCTTGTAGGGTATCAGCACATAGATTTATCAATCAAGAAAAGAGGATTTTACAGTGAAGAAAATCCCTATGGCTGGAAACTTAATTTCATTCATTATCCAGCAAATGAGCTTGATAAATGGGAACAGTACTGGATTTTGGAGTACACCAAGAAAGGTTATCAGTGTCGCTATAATAAGACAGCTGGCGGTCAAGGAGAGGGCAAAGAAAAGATAAATGAATTTAAGCCCTCTAAAGGCTACAGAGACGGCATACAGCAAGGTAAAAAGGTGTTAGCGAGGGAATTATCCTCTATCGCTGAAAAACACCTTAAAATCGAAATTAGAGACGATAAGAAACACAACAAAGTATCGCAGAAACAGTATGAGAAGTTTATGGATTTGTTGAAAGAAGGTAGGAGCGAATGAGCGGAATTAAAGGCTATACAGCAGAAGAAATCGCACGAGATTCAAAGGAAAAACTTATTAGCGATTATGAATTTTGTAAGTGCGATTTAGCTGAAATCAGACAGCATGAAAAAGAAATTGCAGATATAAGACTTGAGTACAATTCAAAGATAGTAAAGTACAGGATAGAAAGCGTAAATAGGGTTTTGGATTTTATTCGTGATGAATACAAAGCAGGCAGAATTTGCGACCTTGAAATACTATTGTGTCACTGTCAAAACAAGCTAAATGGCAATATTGACGGAATAGAATTAGACCTTGATGAGCATTTAAGAGGAGTTCTCTTTAAGAAAGCTGATAGAAATGACTAACAAAGACTATGATTGCCATTGTTGGAACGATTATCCGAACAAGAATCATAAATACTATGGATGTTCAGATACACCGAAAAAGAGTGGCAAATGGAAATGTGTTGATTGTTACGAATATGTTGGCAAGTCTAAGTTTGGAGCAACACATTGTAGGAAGAAAAATAAAGGAGCGGTAATAATGACGATTGATGAAGCAATACAAAAAGCTAGAGATAATGAAAATAGTTTCAAAAACAATCATAAGCTGAATTTAACATTAAAAAAGAGAAGTCCGTACTATGGTTTGGACTGTCTTAAAATTTCAGAAGATAACAAACGTTTAGCTGAATGGTTAGAGGAATTGAAAGCGTACAGGGCAAATGAGGGAATGTCAGAAAATGTGTATAGATGTGGCTATAAATTTGGCTATAACAAGGCTGTCGACGATTATAGGCAAAGCATAGAAACGCTAGAAAAAGCATATAAAGAGAGAAATTATGCAGAATACGAACAAATATTATTCTTTGCAAAAGAAATAGCCGAACAGTTGAAGGAAGCGAAGTAAAATGAAGATTTTAAGTAAGAAGAAATACAACAAACTCATTGAAGATTTTGAGGAATCGCAGAAAAAGGTCGAGGAACTCAAAAGGATAAACGAGAGTATCGAGAAAAAGCTAGAGGACAAAAAGACAAGTTGCAAGCTGAATAATGGCAAGGATTTCTGCTTTAACTGTAAAAACTCTTACAGATACAAGACATATTGGGGAGTGACAGAAATCGAAAAATGTGGTTGTTTGCTTGATGTGTCTTGCGAGAGTTTTGAAAGAAAAGAAGATAACTAGCTAAAAATCAAAGAAAGGAATAGGTTGTGCGCACATAAAACCGAGGTTTCCTTTTGGTAAGAGCAAAATGTTAGATTTTGGATATTACAACATGGATTGTATGCAAGGAATGAAAGAATTTCCCGACAAATATTTTGACCTTGCGATTGTAGACCCACCATTCGGGGGGGGGCAATCCGATGAATGGGAAAAGAAAAAACGAGGCAGATTTGGAGGGTGGTTCGACAAATATCATATTGACAGTGGGGACTATCCCTAGCTCTAATTGCTGCAGAACAGGCGGAACTTGGGCGAAAAAGTATCAGACTAATGGGAATGCAGAATTAAAGCAAGATATTAGACACTGGGATATAGCACCAAGCGAGGAGTATTTTGAAGAATTATTTAGGGTTAGTAAAAATCAGATTATATGGGGCGGTAATTATTTTAATCTGCCACCAACAAGATGCTTTATTGTGTGGGATAAAAAGAATATTTCAGAAGATTTCTCTATGGCGATGTGTGAATATGCTTGGTGTTCATTTAATAGTAATGCAAAAATGTTTAGACATATTTCACAAGGAAATGCTAACGAAAACAGAATGCACCCAACACAAAAGCCTGTAGCACTATATGAGTGGCTATTAAACAGATACGCAAAGCCTAATGACATTATACTTGATACTCACGTAGGTAGTGCGAGTAGCTTGATAGCTTGCTATAACACTAACCATAAATTTGTCGGATTTGAGCTTGATGAATACTATTACAAGGTATCAAAGCAGAGGTTAGATGCTGAAATGGCACAAATGAGATTAAGTGATTTTATAGGAGATACAGTATGAAAGACGAAACAAAGCAGGAAATACAGATTTTACTTGACCTACTCAAAGGCAGTCTTACAAGAAATGGTGTAAGTATGGCAACGGACAGAGAGGGTAACTTGATGTTCTTTGACACATCCGTCTATGTCAGAAGCAAAGGCAAGGAATTTGACGGATTCAGAGTTAATATTAACGATTTAGTGAAGTAACAATGCGGCAGAACTTGAAGGATAGGAGCAATGATATGGCAATATATAGAAATGTTCAATTATCTTTTTGGACTGACAACAAGGTTGAAGATGATTTTACGCCAGAGGACAAGTATTTCTACATATATTTGCTAACAAATCCACAGACAAATATATGTGGGTGCTATGAGGTTAGTTATTCACAAATGACAAGGCAGACAGGTTATAACAAAGATACTATTATCAGGCTATTAGAAAGGTTTGATAAGGTACACAAGGTTATTAAGTTTGATTCAGAAACTAAAGAAGTGCTTATATTGCATTGGTATAAGTATAATTGGAGCAAATCAGAAAAGGTGCTTGCAGGAGTTTTGGCAGTTGCTAAACATATTAAATCCGATGAATTTAGAAAATATGTTAATGATACAGTTGATTCCATGAAAAACAATACTGTATCTATAGAGTATACAGAGACTATGGAAACATCTGTTTCTGATACTGATTCTGTATCTGTATCTGATACTGTTATTAATAATATAGATAATAATAAAGATATATATATAAATATTATTAACTATCTAAATAATAAATGTAATACAAGATATAGATACAATACTCCTAACACCAAGAAACATATTAATGCAAGGCTTAATGAAGGATATACAGAGCAGGACTTTTATACAGTTATCAGTAAGAAATCTGATGAATGGCTTGGAACGGAACAGGAGAGGTATTTAAGACCAGATACTTTGTTTGGAGCTAAATTTGAAAGCTATCTGAATCAGCAAATTAAACAGAAAGACAGTACAAAAGAATTTTTAGGCGGTTGGGGGTTGTAGCTTATGACAGAAACAGAAGTAAGACAATTACTTGCCATGACACAGGCTGTATATCCTAACTACAATCCACCAAGTAGAGAAGCGGCGGTAAATGCGTGGCTCATGTGTTTAAGCGAGTATGATAATAATATTGTCATGGCGGCATTTAAAGCATATACGACTACTGACACAAGCGGTTTTGCGCCGAGTATAGGGCAGTTAGTTGATAAACTTCACGCAATACAGAACCCACAGGAGCTTACAGAACTTGAAGCTTGGTCGCTTGTAAGTAAAGCTATAAGAAATGGGCTGTATGGTGCTGATGAGGAATTTGCAAAACTTCCGCCGCTTGTACAACAGGCAGTAGGACAGCCAAGATGCTTAACAGAATGGGCTATGCTTGGTGCTGAGGATAAGGCGGTCACGCAATCAAACTTTATGAGAAGCTACAGAACAGTGGTTTGTCGTGCAAAGGAACTTTCTAAGATGCCGCCGGAAGTAAGAGCTTTAATTGAGAAAAATAATGCTAATTCATATTCAACTCAAATAACTTCTAAAAATCTACAAAGGATAAACTCTATGCTTGAAGATAGAAAAAGCAAGGAGAGCGCATCACAGGACGCTACAGACATATTTGATATACCAAAGGACATTGAAGAACGTATTGAAAAATTAAGAAAATAGGAGGTAAAGAGGTTTGGTCGACCAATTAAAGCTAGCTTTACTCCCTAATGATTATGGAAGAACAGAAAAAGATACCGGCATGGAAAAAATTGTATGACAAGCGTAAAGAGTTATGCTTATGTGTGAGATGTGGGAAACCGCTCGAAGAAGGGAGAACGCATTATTGTGAAGAATGCAGGAAAAAATATACAGATTACCGAAGAGAAAGTAAGCAATTTTTTAGAAAAATTGGAATATGCCCGGAATGTGGCAAAAATAAACTATTTGGAGATGAAAAGATGTGCCCTGAATGTTTGGCACGCCAAGCAGAATACAGAGCTAGGCACCCGATAAGTGATGATAAGCAAAAAGAATACAGTGAAACATTCAAGGAATATTCAAGGAACTTATATGCTGAACGCAAGGAAGCTGGGATATGTACAAGGTGTGGAAAAAGAAAGGCTGCACAAGGCAGAGCAAAGTGTGTAATATGCCAGAGTAAAGATAATGCCATTCATAGAAAAAGGAACGAAAATAAGCAGAATATAAGAGAATACCGCAGAGAAAATCACTTATGTTACTTTTGTGGAGAACCTATTGACAGACCACAAGGGCAGATATGTCAAAAATGTTGGCAAATGTTTCATGAAAAAGCTAAAAGCTCAAAGAGAGATAACAGCAAGCATTGTTGGCGGCGTGACAATCGGTTTTTAAAGTCTCAGAGGTAAAATACGATGGTCTTATGGTTGGAATTAAGCAGAGATAAATATGAGTTACCAATAATAGTAGCAGATTCTGCCGCTGAATTGGCAAGAAAAGCAGGCGTAAAACCTAACACTGTATTTCAGTATATCTTTAGATACAGAAATGGATTAATTAAACATGAGAGGTTTTGCAAAATAGAGGTAGAAGATTAGGAGCATGGCTTATGAGGTTGTCAGAACTTACTAAGCCGGAACTTGACAAGATAATCGAAAACGCCAATTTCACAGAAGAAGAATTAAGGATATTTAAGTTACTTGTAGGTAATATGAGCTTAGAACAGGTTAGTCAAAGGCTTATGTTATCCAAAGCAACGATTTCAAGAAGAGTTAAGGATATAAAAGTTAAGATAGAAAGGGCTAACGATATGGTTAAAACAATTCCAATATGGGAAAAAGTCACATTAACAGTTGAAGAAGCAGCGGAGTATAGCAATATAGGAATTAACAAATTGCGAGAGATCACAAGTGAACCTAGATGTAATTTTGTGTTATACATAGGCAAACGCAAATTAATTAAAAGAAAAGAGTTTGAAAAGTACATCGCAGAATCAACGGAAATTTAACAAAAGTAGACTTATAAAGCTTTATGTGATATTATAATTAATTGCATAAGGCTTTTTTCGTAAACGAAAGGGGCAAAATATAATATGGGAAAGGATTTAAGAGGCAAGGAACTTGGCAAAGGTATCAGCCAGAGAAAAGACAAATACTATGTCGGCAGATATACTTCAAGGAGCGGAAAGCGAGTACAGAAGCTGTTTACAAAGCTGCAAGAATGTAGAAAATGGCTTGCTGATGAACAATACGCAGATGAACATACTAATTTAGAATTTCCATCAGATATGTTAGTTGGTGCTTGGTTTGATTACTGGATAAGCGTTAAAAAGCGTACAGTAAGACCGAACACGCTTAGGAACTACACTGAGAGATACAATCGCAATATAAAGCCTGTTATCGGGAATAAGATACTGCGAGAGGTCAACACGCTTCATTGCCAAAAGATAATGAACGATATGGCTGATGAGAATTACAGGACAGCAACGATATATCAGACACGCATAGCACTATACAACATGCTTGATTATGCATATCAGAATGGCGTTATTGTCAAAAATCCATGCAATCGAATGGTGAAATCCGACATAGGCAAGGATTCATCAAAGAAAGAAGCTCTAACCATTGAAAATCAGAAGAAGTTTTGTAAGGCAATCGAGGGTACGTCATATGAATATCAGTATAAATTTGTCTTACAAACAGGATTAAGAACCGGAGAACTTGCAGGTTTAAAGTGGGAAGATGTTGATTGGAAGAATAAGACAATTACAATTAGTAGAAGTTTAGAATACAGGCATTCAACAGGAGAGTGGAGAGAGGGACCACCCAAAAGCAAATCAGGGTACAGGACAATTCCACTTACTGATGAAGCGGTATCTCTGCTAAAATTACAAAAAAACAAAAATGCTTCATATAAATTTATTGATATAAAATGGAAAGACAGAGTGTTTTTATGCAGAAAAGGTACGCCGGTAAAAAACAGCACATATGACACCGGAATTTACAAAGTGTGTGATAAGGCAAATATCCCAAAGTTTTCGATGCATGTTTTAAGGCACACGTTTGCTACGAGATGTATAGAAGCTGGGATGATGCCTAAAACATTACAGATGATATTAGGACATTCAAACATAGGTATAACAATGAATTTATATGTACATACTACACAAGAGCAAAAGCAGTTAGAAATGAATAAAGTGGCGGAAGCATTAAAAGTAATATAATTTTAAATTGGTACATAATTGGTACATAAATCAAAAATAGAAAGGCAGAAATCCCGGAAATAAAGGGTTTCTGGATAGGTGTAAGATGAAATGAAATTAGGTATCGTTGCTTATTGGCATATTTAACGTACTTGATTATATGCTTATATATTGCAACAAACCTTGGCATCATGCCGTTTCTTATGAAATTTTAATTTCATATAATTCGTTATATATTCACATAGTTTTACAAAAAATGGTACATAATTGGTACATAAAAAAGTCCTTATGCAGATGATAATAATTAGAGAAGAACTTGATAATGTTCTTCTCTTTTTTTATGTCAAAATTAAGCCAGAAAGAGAGGCAGTGCAAATGTTTTCTGATGAAGTTAGAGAAAAAATCTTATGCAAAGAAGAATTACAAAAACTTGACTTAGTAACATTATCTCTTGTTATCCACGCAATCGAGGAAGTTTTAGAGGAGGCAGACAATGAACAATCCGTATCAAGCGCCTATGATGAATAATTCTTATATGCAATCTCAAAATCCGTATATGGATAGAATGAACTTTTTACAAAATTATCAGCAGAGCTTACAGCAACAGCCTATGCAGATGAACCAACAACCTATGCCACAGCAGATAGTAGGCATTAATGGCAGGGTGGTGCAAGCAGTTGAAAATATTAATGCAAATGAAGTGCCTATGGATGGCTCCATGGCGTTTTTCCCAAAACAGGATATGTCGGAGATATACGTTAAGGGTTGGAATGCTGACGGAACAATTAGAACGATTGTGTATAAGCCTTATACAGACCCTAAAGATAATCAGACAGTGAATTCTATGTCTAACGCAGAAAACGCTAAATTTACCCTATCAGACGAAAGCACACAGCTATTCTTAAATAAGTTTGAAGAGCTATCAGAGAAAATAGGGCAGTTAGAAGATAGATTTGATAAATCTTTAGGAACGCAAAGAAAATCTTCGAGAACTCAAAGCAAGGGCGGTGATGAAGAATGAACCCAATTAACATTTTTCAGATGATAAAAGCTGGTCCGCAACAGTTTATACAGCAGATGATGGGGAATAATCAGATGATGAGTAATCCTATGCTGAAGAACACTATGCAGATGGCACAACAGGGCAATATGCAAGGCATAGAGCAAATGGCTAGAAATTTATGCAAGGAAAAGGGGTTAAATGCAGATGATGTATTTAATCAGATAAAAAGCAGATTTGGTAATTAGTAGCATATTAGATGTCTTTGCAAATTACCTGGGTGACATCTTTATGAATATATTTTTAGGAGGTAACAATATGTTTTCAAACTCAAATTGTGCCAGCGTACCATTAGTCGCTAACATTGACGGCAACGGCAATAATGGCGGATGGGCTGACGGCGGATGGCTTTGGATAATCGTTGTATTTGCATTACTCTTTGGATGGGGCAATGGTGGATTTGGCGGTTTTGGTGGCAACAATGGCGGTGGCTATGTTGCAACAGCGGCTACACAGGCAGACATTCAACGCGGATTTGACAATTCAGCAGTTATCAGCAAGTTAGATGGCATTTCTAACGGACTTTGTGATGGCTTTTATGCCATGAACAACAGTATGCTTACCGGCTTTAATGGTATTAACACAAATATCATGCAGACCGGATATGGCATCCAGCAGGCTATTAACGCTGATACAGTTGCTAATATGCAGAATACTAATGCTTTACAGGCACAGCTTGCTAGCTGCTGCTGCGAGACAAGGGAAGCTATTCAGGGAGTTAATTATAACATGGCAACTAACACCTGTGCTTTGCAGAACACAATGAACAATAATACAAGAGATATTATTGACAGCCAGCAGGCAGGCTTTAGAAGCATATTAGACTACTTATGTCAGGATAAGATAGCAACACTTACAGCAGAGAACAATGACCTTAGAAGAGCTGCTTCACAGGATAGACAGAACGCACTTCTGACTTCTGCCATGAGCGCACAGACAAATCAGATTATTGATGCAGTAAGGCCTACACCGGTCCCATCATTCCCAGCTTCTAACCTTTATGGTTATGCTTATGGATGCGGTTGCAATACAGGATGTGGCTGCTAAAACTTAATAATTGAGTATCTTAATTGAGTTTAACTCGATTATGTCTGCTAAGCAGTATTACTTATAACCAAAGGGCAGACTATAATGTTTGCCCTTATTTTTGTGAAAGAGAGGTAAAGATAATGGAAATAACAGGAATTGCATTACAAACCGTTGCTGCTGGAGAAGATGTGGCATTTACAGAAACACCGGTATGCGGTAGCAAATGTATAGTCCACAGACAGGGAAGTGGAATTATCAAGCTAAGAGGTATCACCAATCAGTGCAAGGCAAGATTTTTAGTATCATATTCTGGCAACATTCAGATACCTACAGGCGGTACAGTTGAAGCTATTTCACTTGCCATTGCAGTAGATGGAGAGCCTTTACAGTCAACAAGAATGATTGTAACGCCAGCCGCAGTTGAGAATTTCTTTAATGTATCAGCACAGGCATATGTTGATGTACCTTGTGGCTGTTGCAGTACTGTAGCGGTTCAGAATACATCTACACAGGCTATTGAGGTGCAGAACAGTAATTTGATTGCAGTAAGGGAGGCTTGATATTATGCATAAATGGGCTAAACAGATTATGGAATGTGTCAAGGCTAAAGTTGAAGCAATCGGATTAGATAGCTTTGAGGGGCAGAACCTTGACGATTTAAAGGATTTTACAGAAATAGCGAAGAACATAGCTTGTTTTGACAAAGATTACAGAATTGTTGAAGCTATGGAAAAGTCAGAAGATAATGAAGATATTATGCGTATGCTTGAACAGTACGAAGATTATCCAGACAGAAGATTTTACGACCACTACCGCTATGCTAATGGCAGATTCGCCCCAAAAGGCAAAGGAACATATCGTAGAGGATATGAAGAACCACCTTATATGCACATGTACCCAGAAGCAGAGCATATGAGAGATATGGATAGAGATTATGGCAAGATGTACTATACAGAGCCAATGTCTGAAAGCGGTTATGACAGAGCAAAAAGAAACTACACAGAAACTAAGGAAATGCACAAGGCTAACACACCAGACGATAAGGAACATAAGATGAAAGCACTTGACGGATATATCAAGGAGCTTGGCGGTGACATTACACAGCTTATTGGCGATATGACAGCAGAGGAACGCAATCTTATGCGCACCAAACTTAGTACACTTGTTTCTAAGCTGTAAATTTAAGGGCTATGGGTAGCAATATTCATAGCCTGTTTATTGTACCTTGGCAACTAAATATAGGCTAGTGGAATTGTATATATTGAATTTTTTGTAAACTCATAGTATTATATAATAAAAACAATTAGGAGGAATTTAATATGAGGAGAAAAGCGGCGGTGGTAGCCATTTTAGCAGCGGTTACAGTAAGTTCTTTTATAGTTGGCGGCTGTGGACAGCAGAAAACTGTTGGCGATGTAATATCGCAAATCAGTAATAACAGTCCGGTAAGTAACCCATCGGATACAGAATTTACTTACGGAGACAAGACTGTCAAATACTTAAGACATGAAGTGACCGAAAATGGTTCAGGGGAAAAAGTCCTTGTTGTTTATTACGATTTTACAAACAATTCAAGTGATAATGCAGTCTTTGACTATTCTTTCGATGACACCTGCTTTCAGAATGGTGTTGAAATTGAGCATTCTATGTGGCATGTAAACGATGAATCAAGAAACAGTGCCAAAGAAATTCAGAAAGGCGTTACTATAACAGTAGCTTCTTCGTTTGTGTTAGAAGATAGCATGGATGATGTTACACTGGAAATAAAACCTTTTGTAGGTGAAAGAAAACTTTTAACCAGAACTTTAACATTGGAATAATCAGTTAATTAGTAAAATATTTATTCACTAGTGGAACGTATCGAAAGGTGCGTTCCATTTTTTATCATAACCACTTGACTTTTTGTAGCAACAGATTATTATAAAATGTAGCAACAAAAATTAAAAAAGTGTTGCTACAAAAATTAATAAAATGTGGCAACAAAAATAGTAAAATGTAGCAACATTTTAAAGGAGAGTGATTGTTTTGTCATCTAAAACAGGCAGAAAAAGGAAAGATAACCCAAAAGATTACATGTTAAGGACCAGGCTTGATAATGAGACATTGGATAAACTGAATTATACAGCAGAAAAGCTTAATATCAGTTGTTCTGAGCTTGTCAGACGTGGTATTGAAGCTGAATATCTAAAAGCATTAAAAAAATAGAGTGTTCCGACTACCAATCAGAAAACACAAAAAATAAATACAAGAAGCCACTAGCTGATATTTGGTTAGTGGCTTTTCAGTTATTTCCATTTCGGAAACAGCTCAGAAAGGAGAATGCAGATGTTTTTTACGATTAATGATACAACATGGCGCATTAAATATGTAAGTGCAAATAATAGGCAATTACAGCGCTCTGACGGCACATTGAGTGTTGGAGTTACAGATAGAAATACAAACACTGTCTATTTGTCTGATATGCTGCAAGGCGGATTTTTACGCAAAGTATTAATTCATGAGATTACGCATGCTATCTGCATGTCATATGACATATATTTGCCGATTGAACAGGAAGAAGTGCTCTGTGATTTTGTGGCAACGTACGGAGATGAAGTATTTGACATTGTTGATATGGTTTTAGGAGCAGTTAGGAGAGTGGGATGATGAGTATTGATAAGATTCTTGAGTATGTAAAAAGAACTAATCCGGGGATGACAAAAGAAAGGCTGATTGAAGAAATGGCGGTATGCAGATATTCAGCAAATTCACTGATTATAACGGCAAATACTACGCCAAAAAGCTTGACATTTGATAACTGAAACGGTATTATAACTGTGATGTAAAAAATTGATGATTGTATATTTTAATAGTTCCATATTGGAAAGTCGTACTTTTATTAAGTGCGGCTTATTTTATATTTTGGAGGAATTATT